CTTCGGCCACTGCGAGCCGGTCGCGGACCTCTTCGTCAAGAAGGGCGTTTCGTACTGGCGATACTCGGACGGCACGTGCCTGCCGGTCATCGCCGGCGGTGCAGAGCCGGCAGTGAAGGACAAGCCGCCCGGGTACATCGCGAAGGACGCGATCCCGGAGACCGCTGAGGAGTTGGCCGAACTCCTTGCCGACGACAAGCGGCGAACTGCGGTCTTCGCCGACGCGGAGACGACCGCCGACTTCCTCAAGAAGTACCAGCGGGTAGTGAACGAGAAGCGGCCCGACATCGCTCGCATGATCGAGGACGGGGTGGAGAAGGGCCTGCGCGGTTTCCTGATCGACAGCGGCGTGAAGCGCCCGGACGTCACCGGCAACATCAAGGAATGGGAGGCGCCGCACAAGGGCGCGGCCTACAACAAGCGTGCTATCGGTGCCGCACTCGACAAGGAGTTCGAGGACACCGCCGACTTCATGTACTCCATCTGGCACAAGAATCTAGTGGGCGAAGAAAAGTGGCGGCGGATCAGGAACGACTACTCCAGCATCGACCCGTCCGGTGGTGGCTTCCTAGTGCCGGAGGTCCTGCGTTCGGAATTCCTGCGCCTGGCGCTGGAGACATCGCTGGTCCGGCCCCGCGGTCGCGTGATCCCGATGGACTCGCAGCGGGTGCCCTTCCCGGCTATCGATGTGACATCGCACGCTTCTTCGCTGTTCGGTGGCATCGTCGGCTCCTGGACGGAGCAGGGCGCCTCGATTACCGAATCGGAGGCGAAGTTCGGACAGATCGCGCTTGAGGCCAAGAAGCTGGCCGCTTACTGCGAAGTCCCGAACGAGCTCCTGCAGGATTCGATTATCTCCTTCGCGGCGTTCGTCGATCAGATTTACCCGGAGGCGATTGCCTGGTTCGAGGACGACGCCTTCCTGACCGGTTCCGGCGTTGGCGAGCCGTTGGGCGTTCTGAACAGCCCGGCGTTGATCGGTGTCGATAAGGAGACCGGCCAGCTCGCGGCGACCATCGTCTGGGAGAACCTCATCAAGATGTATGCCCGGATGCTGCCCGCGTCCCTCGGCAGGGCCGTCTGGGTGGCGAACATCAACGCCCTCCCGGAGTTGGCGACGATGGCCCTCTCAGTCGGCACTGGCGGCTCGGCCGTTTGGCTAAACAACGGCGTCGCTGGCCCGCCCATGTCGATCCTGGGCAGCCCGATTATCTTTACCGAGAAGCTGCCGACACTGGGCACGGTGGGCGACATCATGTTCGTGGACTTCGGCTACTACCTGATCGGCGACCGCCAGCAGATGCGGGCCGAGTCCTCGCCGCACGTCAAGTTCCAGAACGACATGACCGCATACCGCGTCACCGAGCGCGTGGATGGCCGTGGCTGGCTGCAGTCGGCACTTCAGCCGAAGGCGGGCAGCACGCTCTCGCCGTTCGTCAGCCTGGACACACGAGCATAACGTAGCCAGTCGGGGCAGGCATTAACACCCCTGCCCCGGCCAAGACTCAGGAGGCAATCAACCCCCTCCTGAGACGGGCATAGGAGGTTGAAATGGGACAGAGAGCCCTCGGGCGGATCATCAACGTCATCCCCGTGGCAACGGGCAAGCACGTCTCCCTGGTGGGGGCGAGCGGTGTCACCTTCATCTGCTACGAGGACGGCGGGGCGCAGTCCATCGTCTTCAAGGAGAGCGTCGCCGGCGCCTCTGAACAGGCCCTGTCTGTGGTGGATGACCTCTGGGCGAGCAGCGGCGTCGGTGGGGTGTGGACCCATGAGACATCCGACGCTTCCGCCGCACTCGCGAACAACTCCACCGTCACGAAGAAGGACACCACGGCGTTCGACTGCGCGGCCATCTACATCGGGGCCGATCAGCTTTCGGACGGGTTCGACTCCGTGGAATGCACCATCGACGGCGCGGGACTCTGCATCGCGATCGTGCATGATCTGACGGTCCAGCGGGCACCGGAGAACCTCCCGGCATCGGCGGTCTAATGGTTGACCCCTGCCCGCACTGCGGCTCAAGGGCTTGCGCGATGGACAAGCGCCCCTTCTGCCGCCACTCAGGGAAGATGCGGGCCGCGATAGAGACCCCAGAACCGATGGAAGTGAAACCACCGCGTAGGCGGCGAAGGAGAAAGCGATGAGCAATCAAAAACTCGGCGGCGCGGTCAGGGAGACGATTCTCGGCCTGCAGGTATCGAAGACGCTGGCCGCCCTGGCCGATGGCAACCTCTTCACCGTTCACGGCAGGAACCTGATAACCCTGCTGACGGGTCAGGTGACGGTCGCGGCCGACGGCGGCGCGACGACCATCAAGCTCCAGACGGAGACGAACACCATCGATCTGTGTGCGGCGACGACCGTCACGGGCGACGCTATCGGCACGACCTACTTCCTCACGGGTGAGGTGGCGGTGATCCTGAACGGAACCGGCAACCTGCCCATCATCGACGTCGGCGCCAACCTGACAGGGATGCCATCGTCGCCGGTCATCATCGGCCGGACCGACACGGACGACGCCATCCAGCAGGTGCAGACGGGCGACGACGCCGATCTCGTCATCAGCTGGATACTCACCTACATTCCGCTCGAAGAGGGCGCCTACATCGCGGCGGCGTAACCGCCAGTGAAGGAGATTTGACATGACCGCAGGATACGTTGGCGAGCAGGCCGCATCGGACGGACTGACCGGCTACGATTCGGAGCGCCGGGGTAGGCTAGGCGACCGTATCGTCTCGCAACTTCACGGGAAGTATTACGAGAGTGCCCGCCGTGGGCGCATGTACTACGGCAGCACGGTGGCGACAGGCATTGCCCTGATCGTCCCGGCGACAACCGGCAACCACCCGACGCTCTGGAATCCAGCGTCGTCAGGAGTGGACGTCAGCATCGTTCGTGTGGAACTCGGCTACATTTCAGGCGCCAACGCGCCGGGGCCGATTGAATGGGCGCTCACGACCAACGCCGGAGACACGGTAGGGACCGGCCTTGCTATCGTGACCTTTACGCAGGTGGCTTCACTGCCGTGCCGGATTGGCGGCGATAGCAATGCAAAGGCGAAGTGGGCGCCAGCGGTCAACACGTACACGGCGGCGCCGGTGTTCACCCGGACGGCAAGCCTCAACCTCTTCACCGGCGCTGCGGCCACGGCGGTCGCGCCGTTCAACTTCATGCGCGAGTACGACGGCGACCTCGTGATGGCGCCAGGCAACGCACTCTCGCTCTGCACGCAGACGGCCACAACCACGGCGCTCTTCCAGGTCACCGTCGTGTGGGAGGAGATTCCGGTCGATTGAGCTTCGCCCAACTGATCGCGATGAGGGATAAGGCGAAGCAGATGCGGGCCGAGGACAAGGCCGCGCCTTTGGTTGATTGCCCGGTCTGCGGCCACACCCTCGACGAGAAGAGCCGGGGCGAGGTGAACTGCCCGTTCGGGCACCTTCGGCAGCAAGGAAGAGTGCGACGTGAAGGCGATCAGTAGGGGGGCGCTCACGCAGAGCTAGTTTGCGTGCGTCCTCACGACGCAGAAAGCGAGCGACGTGAGTAACGCTAGTAGATGGTACGCCACCCGGGAGGCGGTCAAGGCCGCGGTGGGGATCACCGGCGGTAAGGCCGATGCCCTGATCGATTCGTACATCGAGACTGCATCTGAGGCGCTCGAGAAGCTGCTGAGCGGCCGGCGCTTCATCCCCCAGACCGAGACCCGCTACTACCCCTGGCCCCAGAAGGCCGGCAAGTCAACCGTCCTCTACCTCGACCAGGATCTGCTCGCCGTGACGACGCTGCAGGCGAAGGCGCAGGACGCTTCGCCAACGACGATCGCGGCGGCTGACTACTTCCTGGAGCCGGTCAACGAGCCGCCCTATCGCCGCATCGAGATTGACCTCTCGTCCTCTGCCGCGTTCGAGGCCGGCGACACATCGCAGCGCAGTATCTCCGTGCTGGGACGCTGGGCATACTCGGAGGCGACGAAGGCCGCTGGGGCGTTGGCCGAGGCTGACGACGGCACAGAGACGGCGCTGAATGTGACCGACTCCTCGCTGATCGATGTGGGCGATACCATCCTCATCGGCACAGAGGCGATGTTCGTATCGGCGCGCGCCCAGCTCACCACCGGCACGACGCTGAACGATACCCTGGCGGCCAGCCAGTCAGACGTCACTGTGACGTTGGCCTCCGGTGCCGCCGCCAAGCAGGGGGAAGTGTTGCTGCTGGACTCCGAGAAGATGCTCGTGGAGGCGATCAGTGGCAACGACCTCACGGTTCAGCGGGGCTATGACGGCTCCGTCCTGGCGGCGCACAGCAGCGGCATTACCGTCTACGCGCCGCGCACACTGACCGTAGTGCGGGCCGTCAACGGGACTTCGGCCGCCACCCATGCCGACGCGGCCGCGATTCTGAAATACGCGCCGCCGGCGGACATCGTGAACTATGTCCAGGGGCTGGCTATCCTCTCCCACAAGCAGGCTTCCTCCGGCTGGACGGGGCAGATCGGTGGCCCCGAGGGCGCGGTCCAGGTGCGGCCGTTCGACATTGCGAAGCTGGAAGAGAAGATCATCGCCAACTATCGGCTGGTGACGTTCTGATGGCGACCCCGATTTCCGTCCGCTACGAAGTCAAGGGGCCGCTGTTCGACCGGCTCCGTCACGGCGGCGAAGTGCTGGAGGAGGCGAACCGTGAGTGGGTGACTGACCTGACCCGCGAGGGCGAGGCGAAGGTGGAGGCGCAACTCTACCAGGG